TTGTTATGTATGTTGGATTTTGAAGATATCTGATTACAAATTCTACTAAATAGATAGAATACAATATTTTACTCTACAGGAGACTCATGGCAACCGTAAATACAAGACAACAATTAAAAGATTATGCATTACGAGCACTTGGAGCTCCTGTTATTGAAATAAATGTAGAAGATTCGCAGGTGGAAGATCGCATAGACGAAGCACTTCAATATTTTACAGAATTAAATTATGGAGGTTCAAAAAGAACCTATTACAAATATGCAATTACCTCTAATGATGTAACACAAGAGTATATCAATACAAATAATATTGACGCAGGACTCATGTATATAACTAAAGTATTTGAAACTGGTATGGGAATGCAAAGCACAAATAATATTTTTAATGTGCGATATCAAATGGCTCTCAATGATTTCTATGGAGTTCGTTCTGGAATGATAAGTATGAGCAATTATGTTTCTACTATGCAGTACATGGAAATGGTTCAACAACTTCTTGATCCTCAAAAGCAAATTCGATTTAATCGTTACGAGAATAAATTATTCATTGATACTGCTTGGACTGATTTCAGAGTAGGTGCTTTTCTTTTAATCGAAGGATATTCTGAATTAGATCCTTCCGTTTACGGAGAGATATATGGAGACTTGTGGTTAAAGAAATATACAAAGGCACTTATTAAAAGACAATGGGGAGCAAACTTGAGTAAGTATCAAGGAATTGCAATGCCGGGTAATATGACTTTTAATGGCGAGAAATTATACACAGAAGCAATAGAAGAAATCACAAAACTTGAAGAAGAAGCAGTACTTAAATTTCAAGAACCACCAGAGTTTATTACAGGATAATTTCTAGTGGCGACAAATCCATATTTTAGAAAAAATGTGCCAAGTGAGCAAGCACTCATTGAGTCTCTCACTATTGAAGCAATAAAAATAAATGGTCGTGATTATTTGTACATTCCTCGTGAAGTAGTTGTCTCTGATCCTTTACTCGGAGAAGGCGTTTCGAAATATACAGATGCAAACAGAATAGAAATGTATTTTGATAGTCCAGATTCGGGATTTGCTCCTGCTCCTCCGAGTACAGGAGATTTGATTTCGAGATTTGGATTAGAAGTTCCTGATGCTGGTGTGTTTGTTGTTTCACAGCGCAGATTTAAAGAAGTGATGTCTCACAATCCTACAATAAGTGCTCTTGGAAGACCACGAGAAGGAGATCTTATTTACTTTGATCTTGCGCATGCACTCTTTGAAATTAAATTCGTCGAAGATGAACTTCCTTTCTATCCATTAGGGTTGCAATCTATTTTCCAATTAAGTTGTCAACGATATGTTTACTCTGGAGAAGAAGTTAATACAGGAGAAACAGATCTAGATGATGCCGTAGATGTTGCTTCTGATTATCTGAAAGTTCTTACACTTGGAGCGACTGCTGGAGCAGGAACAAATTATACAGTTGGAGAACGAGTATATTCTGGCACAACATTGGCTCCGAGTGCTGATGGAAGATCTACTGATTGGACGCTTTCTAGTAAAACACTTACTGTTTCTGTTTTCTCGCAAACAGGCGAATTTGTTGTGGGAGGTATTATTCGAGGAGAAACTTCAGGAACAAGTTACATAATTGCTTCTATATCTGATTCGGATACAAGAACAGGAAATCAAAGTTCACAGGATAATGCAGAATTGGACTTAGAAACAAATAGAGATTCTATTTTTGATTTTAGTGAGAAAGATCCTTTTAGTGAAGGACAATACTAGAAATATACTTTTACAGGAGATTGGATACTAATGTTTAATAATTTCTACAACGGATCAATACGAAAAATGGTTGTGGCATTTGGTTCTTTATTCAATCAAATAAAAATTGATAGAGTAGAATCAAGTGGAACAAAGCAAATACTTGTTCCTATTTCATACTCTGCAAAAGAAAAATACCTCACAAGACTTACAGCAGATTTAGATTCTCCTGTACAAGTAACTCTTCCAAGAATGGGATTTGAAATCACAGGATTTGTTTATGACGGCGCTAGAAAAAGAAATTCACTTTCAAGAACAAGAAGTAGAGTTCCTGCATCAGGAGTAGATTTTGCCTATGCAGAAGTTCCTTATAATATTGACTTTGCACTTTATATTTCTGTTCGTAATATGGAAGATGGATTGCGAATTGTAGAACAAATACTTCCTTATTTTGCTCCTGAATTTGTCGTTACTATTAATTTTGGTGGTCTCAATGATAAGATTGATGTTCCTGTGTATTTAAATAATGTTGCTTCAGAAGATCAATATGAAGGAGACATGGATTCTCGTCGAATAATTACTTTTACTCTTAATTTCACAATGAAGACATATGTGTTTGGTGATGTAAAACATTACGGACAGATTAAAAAGGTTCTTGCAAGTGTAAATAATTTAGATGCATATGAGGATTGGGTTCCTGGAAATACTTTTGGATTTACTGCTGATTATGTTTTAATAACCACAGGAATAACTGGAGCATGTGGTGCAAATTCTCCTATTACCAATTATTCTTCGACGACTACATATAAGGAATTCCTTGGAGGAATTATTACAGGAAGTACAGGTTGGGTGGCGTAATTTAGAAATTTATTATGAGTGACATTGATCCTATATCATCCGCATTAGGAATTCCTTCCGTAGAGAGTTCTGCTCCTGTACATGCAATTGTTGTTCCTATAGACAGAAAACCACTCGAAGATGAACGACTAGAAAAAGATTTAAGTGCGGATTACGAAACTGTTCGTAAGAACCTACGAGAACTTGTTGATGTAGGAAAAGGAGCATTAGATGGTGTTCTTGCTGTTGCTCTAGAAGGAGATTCTCCAAGAGCATATGAAGTAGTTGCAATGATGATTAAAACTTTATCAGAAGCAAACAGAGAAGTTTTAGATTTACACGACAAGGTGAAGAAGATTAGAAAGCAAGAAGTTATTACGAATAATGTTTCTAATACAACAAATTCCATCTATGTGGGATCAACAAAAGAATTACAAGATATTATTAACACTGCTCGTGCTTCTTCTAATGCTTATTCGAATAGACCAGATATATTAGAAAGTATGCAAGAAAATGAGTAGTAAGAGTGATAGATATCTTGGAAATTCTAACCTAAAGGCGGCAGGAGTAAATATAAATTTCTCCGAGAAGCAGGTCGAAGAGTATGTTCGATGCGCCGCAGATCCTGTTTACTTTATCAAGAACTATGTAAAAATTATCTCATTGGATAAAGGAACAGTTCCTTTTTCTATGTACGAGTTTCAAGAAGAAATGGTTGAACTGTGTCATAAAAACAGATTTGTTATTTCAAAAATGCCACGCCAAAGTGGAAAAAGTACCACGGTTACTTCTTATCTTCTTCATTATATCTTATTCAATCAAAGCATGAGTGTTGCTCTCTTGGCAAATAAACTTACTACTGCACGAGAATTGCTTGGTAGATTGAAGATGGCATATGAGTTTCTTCCTCTTTGGCTGCAACAAGGAGTGCTTGAATGGAATAAAGGATCAATTGTTTTGGAGAATGGATCTAAAGTTTTAGCAAGTTCTACTTCTTCTAGTGCTATTCGAGGAGGAAGTTTTAATTGTATTCTTCTTGATGAATTTGCTTATGTTCCGCAAAATGTAGCAGAAGAATTCTTCTCCTCTGTGTATCCTACTATTACAAGTGGAAAAACAACAAAGGTTATTATAACATCCACTCCAAATGGATTGAATATGTTTTATAAGATTTGGGTGAATGCAAACAAGCAACCAAACGAAGAAGGAAAGAATGAATATTGTCCAATGGAAGTTCATTGGAGTGATGTTCCTGGTCGAGATGAAAAATGGAAAAAGCAAACAATAGCAAATACTTCAGCAGAACAGTTTAATACAGAATTCAATTGTGAGTTTTTAGGAAGTCTTCACACACTTATAGAACCAAACAAGATAAAATCTCTTGCATATAAAACTCCTCTATATCATAATGCAGAAGGATTGCGAGTCTATCAGAAACCTGAACAAGATCACAAATATGTTTTGGTTGCAGATACAGCAAGAGGACAAGGAAAAGATTATCATGCTTTTACTGTAATGGATATTACAAATTTTCCTTATTCAGTTGTTGCTACCTTTAGAAATAATCAACTTGCTCCGATGTTGTATCCTAGTGCCATATATCCTATAGCAAAACAATATAACAAAGCATATGTTTTGGTGGAAATAAATGATCTTGGACAACAAGTGGCAGATATTCTTCACAAAGAACTTGAATATGATAATATGATCTATGTTCAGATGATGGGACGAAAAGGACAAATAGTGAATGGAGGATTCGGAGGAAAGATTGGACAGGCACAAATGGGAGTGAATACTTCTGTCACAGTTAAACGAATTGGATGTTCTATATTAAAAAATATGATTGAAGATTCTAAATTGATTATAGAAGATTTTAGTATTATTGATGAGTTGTGCAGTTTTGTGGCAAACGGAGATTCTTTTGAAGCAGAAGAAGGACATCACGATGATTTAGTAATGACTCTTGTTTTATTTGCGTGGTTGACTACTCACGAATATTTTAAAGCACTTTCGGGTTCAGATATTAGAAAAGATCTGTATGAAGAGAAAATGAAGACTTTAGAGGAAGAGATGACTCCTTTTGGGTTTATTGATACAGGATTGCCAGAAACAGAGATTATTGATTCAAGTGGAATATTATGGAATATGGAAAATAAAGAAAATATAAATAATTGGTGGAATTGAAATCCAATATTGTAGTAATAGAAATTCCTATATAACATAGAACAGATACAAGAACAGATAACATAGAACAGAATTCACATCAAACAGAGGAGATAGACAATGGCATTTAGAGTAAGCCCCGGCGTAAGCATAACTGAAAAAGACCTGACTGCAATTGTTCCTGCTGTTGCTACCACTCCTGGCGGCTTCGCAGGATATTTCCATTGGGGTCCTTGTAATGAAGTAATTGATATTACCAGCGAAACAAATCTTGTTCGTGTGTTTGCAGAACCACAAACAGATAACTATGTTGATTTTTACACTGCTGCAAATTATCTGGGATACGGAAATCTTATGAAAATTATTCGTGTGGTCGGTACTACTTGTACCAATTCTTCAGTTAATGCTCAAGGAACTGCTGGATTTGCTGCACAACAAATTTTAAACCAAACAAGGTTTGAGAGTGACGCAATGACGGTAACAACTATGCCTGCGGCAGGTGTACTGTTTGCTAGTAAATTTCCAGGTGTTCTTGGAAATTCTATTAAGTGTGTTGTTACTAGTGGAAATGGAACTGCTACGGGGCAGACTCTTAATGCGGCGGCAGATCAAGGTGCAACATCACTTTTAATGAATAAAACAACTGGTGCTACTTGTAGTTTTTCAGTTGGAGATGCAATTATTTTCGCAGACGGAACATCTGTTAATTTGAGTGGTGTTAGTGCTAATACTTCCTTGACTGCTTCTTCAGGTGATTTTATAGGAGTTACTGGTTCTATTGGAAATAATGTGCGATTAAATCTTTCTACTTCTCTTCCAGTCGCACAATTGGTTGGAGCAACATTCTCGATTAAATCTGTGTATGCAAAATCAATTTCTACTACTGCAACCACGACTCAACATGCATCTGATGCAGGTGGAAGTGGAGATCTTATAAATATTCTTGTACTAGATAAAGATGGTCTATGGTCGGGTGTTGCAAATTCAGTTCTTGAAAGGTATGAAGGACTTTCTCGTGCAACCAATGCCATAAATTTTGACGGAAGTACCAATTATTATAAGAATGTTATTAATAACAAGTCTGAATATGTTTGGGCACTTTCTGCTGATATTAACAGCAATACTGGTGCTCTTTCAAGCAGTACATTCGG